CAACCCAAGACCTCCTTCCGGGTCTATGTTTCTGCCTATTCCCACCGTGATTTTTCCAGCCGGGCAAGTATAAGCGTAGCTTTTTATGCCTTCGTGCTCTGAGAGCATCTCAATCAGTTTCTGGCTCATAATTCTCTTGCTCTGCTAGTACCTGCTGTGCCAGCCAGCTGGAGTTAATAGTGATAATGCCTAGAAGGCTGTATGCAGATATCCCGGCCTCTAGCTTCATGGTAACCCAATCGCATAGCTGCTGATCCGCTTCCACGCACATAATTTCTAGCTTCTCTGCAGAAGAGTCTGGGAAGTTGACTACATTATTTTCTGACATTGCTGTTACCACCGTAGAAGCTGGAGGCCGCACTGGATACCAGTCCTCCTAAGTACCCAATGACCAAGTTAGTCGTGGCAGCGTCGTGATCCGCACCCATGGCCGTCACCACAAAACAGTAAAACAGAAACCCTATCAGAGAGATCAGTGCGAAAGCCTTTGCGGTGCGGTCCTTGCTGAAGTGAACCCGAGCATCCTGTGCGTCCTTAGTCTGGACCTCAAACGCAGCGAGATCTATCTCCATCTCGCGGATCTTGTCCTGAAACTCCCTATCAGCCTGCTTCACCTGGACAATTTTCTCCGGGTTCTGCTCTATAAACTTCTCTATCTTTACCGGATCCTTCTCATCAATGCCCAGCTTAGACGCCAGCATGTTTACTGCCATGCCAGCGACAGGATTACCTGCGGTAACAGTTTTGGCTATTGTCGGCGCCAGAGCCTTTAGTAATCCGCCTATTTTCATTTGAGCATCAGCCATAGGTTGATTAGCAGTCGCATGTTAGCTATCGCTTTTGTCAACGCCGTCGGCGTTTTCCTCCGAAACAATATCGTCAATAGTGTCGCAGACATCGTTGATAACTATGCCGGCTCCTGCGGTCAGCACAGATCGTCCTACAGCCCGCATGCCGCGGTACACTTCGCTGCAGTATAGACCTTCGGCCTGCTTGATCTGTTCAACAGTCGTGCAGCTTGATGCCAGCACTGCCAGTAAAATAATAAGTATTGCCTTCATTGGTTTGCCTCCAGGTATGCATCGAGTCGTTTCTTGTAACCATCCATAAAGTGATCAGATATCCCGTCCTTCAGGTTGCCGCGGTCCGCTCTCCTGGTGTCTCGGCACGGATCTATGCAGTCAAAACCTGTGTTACTGAAGTAGAGCATGGTCTGCGACTTTGACGGGCCATATAGAGCCCGCGGAATCTTGGCAACGCTGTCGCTGCCGTTGACCACTGAGATTTGGTTGTCCAGAATCATGCGCCGCTTGCTGCCCTTGAACCATACGTTCGGCTTTCCAAACGCCACCAAGTTCACATTCTTATGCCCGGCTCGCTCCAGTATCGCCGCCGTGACCTCTGACAAAGCGCCGCCCATACTATGCCCGCAGATTAGGGTACGCTTCTTCCAATCTATGTGCGGCAGGATCTTTTTCCAAATGGACCTATGGGCCATGGCAAAACCACCATGGGCCAATCTGCCTGCGTAGGGTACAGGTATTGCGGATGCGTTAAATATCCAATCACGGGCCTGCTGAGTGCCTCTGAACACGATTACATCAATAGATTTTCTTTTGACCACATATGCAGTCATTGAGGTCCACTTGTTTTCAATCTTGATGGCATCCCGGTTTTCGGCGTTGTACGCCTTTATTGACCAACTGCATGCCATCTTTAGCAGCACTGGGTCTAGCCTTTGTTTAATTTTCATTTAGCCAACCTTAAAGTAGACAGAAATTCCGGTTACAACTGCTACCCAGAATATGCGCTCAGCAAACCTGACAGCAGGGCTGATGGATTGGATCTTGTCATCCATATCGTTTACCCGCTGCTCAATCGTGGTCTGCCTGTTGAAAATAGTCGTAATCCTTTCCTCCACACGCGCCAGAGATACCACCGCTTCCTGCAGGTCATCAATCTTGGTCTCTAGCCGCTCTAGCCTAGTCTCCATCTGGTATTACCGTTACCCTGCTCACCTCACCCTTCTCCCGGTGATAAGTAATTGCAAGAGCTCCTCTCTGTGAATGGTCAAATCCTCTGGCCGCATAGGCGTCCCTGGCGCTCAAGGTAGGATGCCGCTCTATGACAGCTCCAGACCTCTCTAGGACTTCTTTAGTATGAAGATGGCCGGTTGATAAGTAAATATAGTCAGACGCGCCCATATCCTCTCTGAACCTGGGCTCAGAGAAAAACTTGCTTGCCAGGTTGTTTATTTTGGTCAGGTGACCATGGTGCCAGCCCATGAATACCCGGCCAAACTTGTAGCTGTAATAAGGAAAAGCCGAGTCATCGATGGTAACCCGCTTATTTTTTTTGAAAGCCATCTTCATGATTGACTGCAGCCATATAGAACCAGCAATGTCATGGTTTCCTTCGCACATCACGACATGCACAGTTTTATGCTTATGCAGCAACATCTCTACGGTCTTAACACAAGTTTGCACCGCGAGTGTTACCAGCTCGCTATACCGCCCGGCAGCGTCCAGGGCATGCTTGCTCAATGGTGTTACCGCGGCAAGTCCGTCCCAGTGCAAGAAATCGCCCATCTGGCAAAAGATAGCCTGCTCGGAATTTTGGCTCCTGGCCATCATATCATTGACGCCCTGGTACAAAGTTTTTTCTGCAATATCTAGATCCCAATCTTCTCCAGACTCAGCAGCAAAGCTATAGGCTCCAATGTGGTAGTCAGTGATTGTGTAAACGGTACACAGATCTTTGGCGGTATCTCTCGGAGGTTTAACTGCCGGCCAAGGCTTAACCTCATCAGCCATGCTCTCTGATGCCTCGCGCATAATTTCAAGCATGCGCTCTTTATCAACCTCAGTCTTGATCCACTCAATTTTAGTAGCGCCATCTGCGTCAACCAGGGCAGATCTGCCTTTTAACTTGTAGCCGTCAGGTATTATGTTTCTACCTTTCCAGCCTTTTTTAGCTGCGTTTTGCTCTACACGCGCAACTATCCCTCTAACGCTTCTTTCTTTTAAACCAACTATATTGCCGACTTTTCTGGAAGACTTATGCTCTATGTAGAGCTCGATGACCTGCCTCTGCTTTTCCGTTGTACAGTAGGCCAGCATTTCACGGCTAATTTGTTTACCTTCACTACTCATGACAATCAGCCCAAACGCTAAACCAGTAGTTATTTAAATCGAGTTGCTTTTTCTGCTCTTTGTCGCTGGCTGCAGTGCCAACAACTTTTCTGCTGCGGTAAAGGAGAGAGCATCTTTTGCAGCAAAATAGATTACGGGATGTTTGAGAGGTGAAAGTGCTACCGCACTCCTTACAAGTCTTTCGGCTTTGTATACTTTTCAACACGGAGAACATCTACAAGCTCCTTGAGATCCTTGATGGACATCTCTAAAACTTCTATCAGGTCAACAAGCTCTAGAAATCGCTCCATATCGGATTCAGTCAATCTGATTGTTACTTCCATTAGTAACCATGCACCAAAAGCTTTTTGTAATCAGGATCAGAAAGCTTACGCTTGACGTATGCCGCGTATTCTTTCGTGCCTATCTGAGCATTACATTCTCGGGCCCACTCTTCAGCAATTACCAAAGGTATAGAGCCCGCCCATCTGACCTTAGCGTCACCGTAAGTCTTTGGAACGTTTTCTTTTAGCTCATGAATCTCTTTTAAGATTCCGCCTACGTCTTGGCTTCGGACTATCCGTACCTTGTTGTCCTCCGCCACTATCTTTTCTTTTACTGACATTCGCTATCCTTTCAAACATTCCAGAATCAACCAAGACATCTGCCTCATCCTTCTCGACAGATATCTCGTCTCCAATAGAGAGAGGGCGACCCTGAACCCAGGGCCGCCTCTCGGATACACATCGTATCTTGACAGACATTAGCTTACGTCTGCCACAACACCGTGTGCTGCTTCGTTGTCTACCTGCACACCGTACTCTACAGAGATCAACCGACGCTCACTGTGACCAGTGCGAGCCAGTTCCTTCTGAGTGGTAGGCTTGAGGTATGCAACTCGTGCGTAGTTCGGGTCCAGAACCAGAACGTCACGGGCACGACTAAAGCGTGATGGAACAATCTGCAACTCACCGAAATCGGAGATATATACATCGATTGCTGCATTCAGCTTGCTGTCCTCTGCTTCCTTGTAACGGGTAGCGTTACCAGTAAAAGTAGAGATAGTCTGCTTCTGTGAAGATCCACAGATAACAACTGAGGGCTCAGCGCCTTGATCCCAGCAGTCAGCAATAACGCCCTTCAGAAGAGACTCAGTAACTGCACGAGTAGTGCCGTCGGTAGCAGCTGCGTCAACGTAGCCAGCATCACCAGAGCCTGAAGTAGTACCATCGGCACCACCAGTTCCTCGGCTTGCATTGGTACGCAAGTGAGCAGGAAGACCTGCAGATGCGCGAGCAGTACCAGAAGCACCAGCACTACCTGCAACGTTGTCACAGATCATGGTTTCCATGTCGCGCTTGAGCTCTTTGAGCTTGTACGCAACCTGCTTGGCAGTAGTCTGAGCATCGCCAGCGCCATTAACGGCGTTAGCAGTGTCAGATACTTCTACAACCTTGTCAGAGATCTGAGTGTAGTTACCCTGGCGGACAGCGTTAGTTGCTGCGTCATTGCCAGGTGCTGCTTCACCTTCGATCACACGGTTAGAGCTGCTGGCTGCCGCCAATGAAACAACACCCCATTCAAAGAATGTGTTGTCAACATTGCGACGGCCAATAGCAGACATGACAGGAGTGTCAGTCGGAGAAATTGAGATCAATGCGTCCTGCAGATCCTCGCGGATCGTAGTGACATCATATGTCTCGTTAGTGTTAGCGGAAACGCCCATTTTAGATCACCTCACGGTTAGCTTAGTAAATAAGAAGCAACGTCATCTACGCTGCCAGATTTCTTCATCCTAGCGACCGCATTTGCCTTGGCTTTCTGCTTGCTGGCTGTCGGGCTCTTCTTAGCTCCGGGCTTCACATTAACCGGCCTGGCGTTACTTGCCTTCTGAACAGCTTTGTCTTTGCCAGCCACTAGCTGGTCATATTTCATCGCCTTCTGAAGCACAACTATCGCCCGGTGATCTGAGACCTCTGCGATCTCTGCCTCCGAGTAGCCTAGTCTAGTACCGTAACTTAAAAGCTCATCTCTCAATTTGCCTGCCTTTTCGGCGTCACCAAATTCAGGGACTATCTGTGCAAGCCTCGCCATCTCATCGTTCAGGTGAGCCTGGTGCGCCATCTGCATAGACTGTTGCTGCTGTTGCGTTGCTTGATACACCGCAACCTGCTGCTGGTCATATGCTTCCTTCGCCTCGTCGTACTTCATTTTCTCCTCCATGTAGCCAATAGGATCGTTTTTAAACGTTTCCCTATCTGGCATCTGTGGAGGTTGAAGTACCTGTCCAGACTGCAACTGAGCCATCAGATTTGACATCTGCTGTCGCTCGTTTAGGAGCTGCTGGTAAACGCCTTCGGCTTCTTTCTTTGCCGATGCCGCTTCCTGCATTCCTTTTTGGATATAAGCTTGGCCGCTGTATGATCGCTTGAGATCCTCTAGGTTTACTTCCACTTCCTGGCCATCTACTTTGACCGTGAAAAGTTCCTCTGGACCGGCTTCATCAGCGTTTTCTTGCTCATCCTCACCCTGATCAACAGGCTCTTCTCGAACCGGCTCATCAGAGTCTTCTCCAACGTCTTGTGCCTCCTCCTCGGCCTCCTGAGTTTCCTCTTGCAAGGTTTCCTCTGGCTGGGCTTCCTTAGTTGGCTCTTCAGTTAGTGCGCCTTGTAAAAGGCTGTTTGCAACGGCATCTACTGATCCGTCGCCTATCATTACATCATCAGTCGTTTCCACGGTGCTGATCCTCTACTTTCGTCTATCAAGCATTTTCTCGTCCATAACTGCGGATTGGAGATATTGCTCAATTTTAGATAATGCACCAGCAATGTGGTGCGCCTCTTCCCTATCCTCAACAGTGCTCGCTGGGTTCAGGAATACATTCACCTGCAGCTGCTTCAAGTCCTGTACTGCTTCCTTGAAGGTTTCATCTGCAAGTAATGTTCTTGCCTTGGCAGCTCTCTGCCTTATGTCTTGGCTCAATTACTGCCTCGGCGTATTCTGTAAGTTTTTAATCCTGGCAACATCAACTGCAGTGCCGTACTTGCCATAAATATCAGCAGCATCAACCAGTAGCTGCTGATCCATTTTATCACGTTCTAGATCGTCCTCTGCAGCCGCCTTCTGAGCATCAAACTGCATCTTGGCCATATCTGCCTGCATCTTGGCCTGAGTCTTCATCTGATCGCTTTGTAGCCTGCCCTGCATCTTAATCGTCTCAGCCTGCAGATATGCCTGGTTCGGATCCTGACCCTGCGCCATAGCCTGCTGCGCTTTCTCAGCCTGCTGTACAAGCAACTGCTCTGTCTGCGGATCCATGGGCATAAAGTACCTGTCAGAGTTCCTCAGACCGCCCATGGCAAGCATGTCGGCGAGAGTATTGCGTATCTGTGTCATTGTTACAAGACCGTTGCTGGGCCCGTAGTTGCTCCAGATCTGCATCTGCATTCCGAGAGCCTGGTTGAGCGCGGCCATCTTGGTGTCTTCCTGCCCGGTACCCAGACCTACGTTGATGCTCAGGTCCATGTCTGAGTTCCACACCCGCGGGTCAATTGGCGTAAAACGGCCATTCAGGCGCATGACGGTCTCATCGTCAGTGTTCTTGATAAACTCCTCAAGCATCAGCTTGAACAGGCGCTTCATGCCGCCCTCTGCAAAGTTCCTGGCAATAACCTCTACCTGGCCAGCTGCAGCCTGCATAGTGGCGTTTACCGCGGTAGCAGTGGTGTTCTGTAGGGCATCTGGATCGAGTCCCATAGAGGCTCTGGTGACGCCTGTCTTCTGCTCAATCTGCTGATCCATATATTGCATGGCAGGAAGAGTTGTGCCGGCAACAAACGGGACCGACATCGGAGTCACAGCACCCTGCTGCTTCATCCTGACTATGGCGCCGATCTCGTTGTTCAGCAGATCGTCCATGTTTGTCAGTTCCTCAATAACTCCCAGCTGTGGGTTGTTAGTGAGGGCCACGTTATCCAGCACACCGCGCAACATTGAGGTAGATGCGTCCTGGTCACTCATGATCAAGTCGGCAACAGAGCGACCATAGAAAGCATGTGGCTCCGGGTCACACTCAAACACGGCAAACGGAATATTGTCGCAGGGCATCATATCCATCAGCTCGTATCCAGATCCGCCCAGGATAAACTTGTAGAGGATAGGGTAGCCAGTACCGTCAACGTCCATCCGCATGTATGCCTCGGTGATCAAGACATTCTTCATGCTCGGGTCATTGTAGTCCTCATCCATCCTGTCCCGGCTGTAGCCGCGTCGCGCATGCTCTTCCTCGTCTGTCAGGCTGTCTGTTTCAGATATTCCTGAGAGCTCGGAAACCTGATCAAAGTCAAAGCCCATGGCAACCACATCACCAACGCGCATCTCTGCCCGGTGACACACCACATAGGCGTCATCAATTGATCTAGCGTTGCGGTCCACAAAAAACTCTTCCGGCGGCACAGACTCAACGCACAACTTGCCTTTTGTGAACGTCTTGACGATCTTGATATCGTGCCTGGTTACCTGCATCTCCATGCCCATCGGATCCATGCTGATCTCAATGGTTTCTGAGTGCTCAATAACCTCGATGTCATCCTCGTTCACAATCAGAGAAAACTCAGTGTCGCTCAGGTTGGTGAAAGTGAATGTCTCGTACTCGTCGTAGTCTTCCCAGTAGGTTTTGACAATCCCGGTCTTTTTAACCAGGGCATCATGGAAAGCGTCGTTCAGTATCTTGTAGCCGCCGAGCTCGTTAAACTTCCAATGCACATAGCTAGTCGCCTGCTCAGCGTTTCCTACGTCCTCTGGACCCTTTGGCACAAACTCTACAGGCTTGTCTGTGTTCAGGAACACGCGCATCAGGCTGGGCTTGATGGAACGGATAATGTCTCGGACCTTAGTTGCTACAACGCTAGACCTGCCGTCCTCGTAACCTAAGTCAGTCTCACCATCGAAATATCTTTGAGCCTTTACCCGGTCTTCAGATATCTCTGATTCAACAAAATCGACAGCATCCTGAATTGCCTTGGCAACGGTGCTTTCAATCTCGTCGTTTGTCATCTTTTTCGGTTGCATATTACATTCCTAGAAGACCTTGCATACCACTTGCTGATTGCTGTGTTAGGGCGGTTCTAGCTCCTGGCGCAACTGCTGCAGCGTATCTATTTATCAAGGCAGATAACTGATCAAACTGAGAATTATCAGTCAGGGCTTTTATCCATATGTTTGGATCTTGAGATGTCAGTATATCAACAACCGCTTGCCTTCCTTGCTCAGAAAGAGGAGTCGCTTGAGTTAGAGCTCTGACCGTCTTGTTTGCAATATTTGCCATGGCAGCCGGATCGCCAGAGGCAGCTCCGGTTAAATCTTGCGCTGTAACAGGTATACCTTTATCTCTAGCCATCATCAGAGGCAAGGTCTGAGACCCGGCTCTTTGCGGCAGATATGCAGAAGTTCTACCGGCTTCGGCAGCTATTCCCAAAGTTCTAGCCAGGTCATCAATAGACTCTGTTGGAGCAACTAAGCGCAACAAATCTCCAAGCTGCTGATCTTCCTCTGCAAGCTTCGCAATTGTGCTTTGCGGAGTACGTCTCAATTTATCTCTTAAAGCAGCAAAAACACCAATCCTAAAAGATGCCTGCTGATCCGCATTCATTCCTCTAAATGTTCGAGCAGTCATATCGACATTTTTGTTCAGAGACGCAAGTCCTTCATCGAAAGCCTCTGATGATGAGAATGACGCGGAGTAGTTTGCTCTGGCGTCTCTTAGATCTGTATAAGTATCGTCCAAAAGGGTTTTTAGGTTGTTTGCGTCGGTTTTGTACACTCCAGACCGTGTACCTCTTCCGCTAATTGACAGTTGCTGACCCTCGTCACGCAGCAATCTGTAAATATTATCAGCATCCTCTAATGAGGGAGCCCTAGCGAGTTCTACCGCTCCGTCATCTGTAGTTTTGAATAATGGAACCAGGTTTCTTTCTTGATAAAGAGAGCCTAATTCATTTCTAACCGTAGGGTATCTTTGCAGCAACCGCTCTACCTGATTAGCAATAGGTCTTGTAACCGACGGATGATTAGCAAATATCTGTGTGTATTGACTGCTTTCTTGACCTCTGAGCCTTTCAGTTCTAGTCATGAATTCATCGAGCACGTTATCACCAGTTCCTGGCGCAAGTGACTCTTGAAGACCGCTTCTTGCCTGACCTCTTAGGGTTTGAGCCCTGTTCTGCACAAACTCTAAAAGCTCCTGGGCTGGCTTTCCGCCTTCTAATATAAACTGCTTCAAAGCTGCGTTTACGGAGGCATTGTCAGTGAACGCCCTGCCTTCCGCGATGTCTGCAACTATCTCATCAACAGACTTTCCTGACTGTGACGCCAGACCGCCGATATAAGCTTGCACATCATCGCTGTATCGTGTTCCAAACTTTTCTCTAACATAATTAACAAACTTGGATCCAACGCCACCTATCGCTCTAAACGCTGTGGTAGCGGCAGTTGTTGTTCCTGCTCCAGTTACACCACCCACCGCAACATCCAAGCCAGCTTGCAGTGGATCGGCGCCCTCTCCAAACAAGTCAGCTTCGCTTGTCCCTAGACCGTACAGAGCTCCTTCAGCAGCAGATGTGCCGATTAATCTGCCCATGGTACTAGCGGCTCTTGCTTGACCAGCGAAAGGAACAAGACCTGTAGCCAGACCACCGATTACCTCCATGGTAATTGCTTCGCCAGGATATGCCTGCTGGTAATCAGAAACCTTTTGCCTTAGTTGATCTCTTAGCTCGGTATAGTTGGGACCGCCAGGTATAGCTGATCGTATAACAGCCTCAATCTCATCAGAAAAACCAAAACTCAACCCTTGCGCGAGAGTCCTAAATTTTTGTTTCTCAACGGGACCAGACGGCTCTGCCTGGCCTGGTGCACTCAGATTTTGCATCCTAATAGGTCTAAGAAAATTTTTCTGCTCTTCGTTAAGTGTCGAGAGCTCTTCAGGAGTAAATAGAAGATCGTCTTCCATTACTGGTTACCTCCAAACAGCTCAATTGCCTGTCTCTTTTGATTAGCATCCATTCCATACCAATCACTTAACGGTACTCCTGCTGGCGGAGTAACTGGTATAAATTCTTGCCGCTGTATGAAAGTGCTGTACCCAGTGTTACCTGATGACAATAGTTGAGCAGATCTAAGCAGCTCGTTGTATAGCTTTTCCTGAGCCGCCAACTTCGCTGTTATTTGTTTTTGCAGTTCTTCTGGCCCTAAGCTCATATCTATAGCGGTGCTCAATGCTAACTGCAGCTCTGTCGCACTTAGTGCTCCGAACGTTGCCGAGTTAATAACATCGATACCCAATGAATTTGCAGCTTGCCTCAACTGAGATGTAGTCGCGTCAAAAGCGGGCAATAAGTTTCTTATAAGCCCGCTTCCACCTCCTGCGGCGCTTGCTGTATAAGCTCTTCGTAAATTAGTCATCTGCGTATTAAGAGATTCCGCTTGCCCGTAATATCTTTGACCGGCGGCCTGAGCAGACTCTCTGTCTGCCAGCGTTAGAGCTGTCTGGGTTTCCATTTCTTGCTCTTGCCGCGGAGTAAGACCTGTTGCTCCCTCAACATCTCTGCGAGCTATTTGCCCGGTATTCGGGTTAGTTTCAACAACATACTGCTGACCAGAAGATGGGTCTGTATAGACCTGGCTAGTCTTTATTCCTGATGTACCTATAGTTTTCCCAATAACAGCCTTAAACACATCCTGAGCCATTGTGGGATTTTTCTCTACTATATCCGCTTCTGTGGTGTAACCCATTCGACGCAAATACTCTGCGGTCTTGTTTGCCTGACCTCTTAGTAAATCCAGCTGCTGCTGGGCCTCTAACTGCCTCTGATTAGCGTTAATAATTGCAGCGTTTGGATTCAAGGTCATTCCCTGAAAGCCAATAGCAAGACGGTTCATCAAAGCCGGGTTAT